TGTAGTGAAAATTAAAGGTTGACCCGCATAGTCTGTTAGAGGGCGAAGTTCTAACTTGCAGGGTTGTATAGTTTTTAACCAGTACAGCGTTGCCATTTGTTTATTCCTTAAAAAAATTAAGGCCCGCCGTTTTTGGCGGCGAGCCTTAATCAGGTGTTACCCGAGGCGCCTATCAGGCGATGTCAATGCGGGTGACCGATCGCGTGTTGCCGATACCGATACCGGGGGCCGCGTAGCTGTGGAAGAAGATGATGTCTGCTTCTTGCTTGATGAACAGCGTCGCATCTTGGAGCAAGAAGAAGTTACCAAGGTAGTTCTCAGGAGCGAAAAGGTAGACCGAGTGATTCGCACCGGCCTGCGGCGTAAGAATATCCGTCTTGATCGTTGAGATCACGGGGATACCCCACAGACGCTCTTCCTTCTCGATACCTTCTGCGTAGTGACGCGAAGCTACCTCGTTACCTACGGAGGTCGCGGGGAGATCCAGCGCTTCGTAGTACGTCTTCTTGGTCATCAGAAGCTTACCGAGCGGGATACGCCGATCTACAAGATTCTGGAAACCTGCGCGGAATGCAGCCGCGTTAAATCCTGCAGCGCCGACAACCTGCGAGGGGGCAGCAGTAAGGATTGAGTTGATGGTACCAAGGAATTTGGAGTCTTCCTGATCCGCCATGTCCTTAACGGAGTTATCCGAGAGGATCTTGCGGATGTCGTTCTGATACGTCATCAGCTCGAACTTGCTCTTGCGGAAGCGCTGCGACTCAGTCTTACCGAAGAAGACTGCATAGCGAGGACCACGGAAGAGTGTGCGAGGACCAGTACCGTAGAAGGGTACGAAAGTAGCCACGGAATCGGGCTCTTTCTCTACGATCTTCTTAGGCTGATCAGTATTCTCGTCGCGATCAATCTCATCATCCGCCAACTGGACCGGCGGTAAGATTTCGCGAACGAACGCCTCTTCGCGCATCTTGGTACGAATGAAGGCCGAGCCCTCTTCCGTAGCTTCCTTGATGCGACCTTCTTCTAGTTTACGAACGAAGTTCGAGTTAATGAACTGAGCTGAGACCTTCTCAGTTTCTGTACGATAGTTGCTAGCAGCCATGATTTAACGACTCCGTTTTCTATAAAAACTAAAAGGATTCAGAGGTCTACTTCTACGATAATTGTGCCATCAACTGCGATGTTGTTGGCTAATACGCTGCCGATGCTGTGCGTGGTAGCGGTAGCTGCATGGTCGCTAAGCAACCCGGCGCTGTAGGTTACCTTACCTGAGATGGGAAAGGTTTGAGCAGGGGTGAGCTTATCGGTCTTAACCGTAAGCTTGCCACGAAGCGCAACTACCTTCTCCACGAAAACAGCGGAGTAGTCTTGGCCATTGCCCTCGAGGACAATGTAGACCTGCGGGGGCATTGCCGTACCGAGGCTCACGTCTGCAGGACTGGTAGCCACATCAACGTCACCGTTAGTATCGATAACGATGAGGTTACCCGGCAACAGCGTTACCGGAACGCCCAGCACCTTTTTGGGTGGTAGGGATTGGTCGATGCTCGCATCACCACCAGGTTCCCATCCCCGGATTACGTCAAATTTATCAGTTAGGCTGGCCATCTTGTTCTAATCTCCTAGCTTACAATCCAGTTGAGGAAACGGTCATCGGCTTGGGCTGCTGCTTCTTTTATCGTGTGCGGTTGAGCATCAGTGATATCCGCTGGTCCACCAAGCGACTCCGGATTCCCATTGCTATTATTGTGGGCGACTTTTAGCAGATGATCAAGCACATCGGGGTCTAAAGACGATAACTTATGTTGTAAACCCTGATCTAGCTTAGAACCGGTGGCTAATTCGTAGCTTTCTGCGAGTTTAGCTAACCGAATACCCTTAGCTTCAGTCAATGAAGCTGTTTTCTCATTCTCGATATCATCGACATATCGAGCTACCGAATCAAGAACATCAGCAATTTCTTTGTAGGATGCCATGTTATTTACCACCTAAATGATGTAATCCTACGGCGGCATTAATCATTTTTGCGACCTTGACTACGCGATCGTCTGCGTTGCGCGCTCCTTGTGTACGAATGTCTTCCGCTAATTTACGGAAGTAATCGCCACGAGCACTCGCATTAACTACGGGTAAGGCAGGGGTTTCTTTTGTCGAAGCCGTTTTAGTTGCACTCAATAGTACAGCTAAGTCTGCATTACCGGGGGTAACATCGTCTAGTTCGCGGAGTATACCCGCGGCCTTGGATAGATGCTGACCAATCTCCGTATTGAAAGAATCATACGGAGTTGCCGCCACTGCCGCCGCCGTCTTGGTAGACGTCGTGACGTGATTGAGTACGTCCGCGGCAAGCTGCTGTATATTAGTGACCATTATTCTTGCAACAGGGCGTTAGCTACAGTTTGCCCGGCGTAGTGGACTTCAGCGGCTGTCTTGTAGATGCCTTGCAGGGTATCGTTATAACCCTCTTCAAAAGCATCGCTGGCAGCCTTCTCCATATCCTGCTCGGCTTGCTGGTAGCCTACTTGAGCTGCGTACTCTAGGTCACCTTCTTCGTGCGATGCAACTGATCCGGTCTTTACACCGTAATGATCTAACGCACCGTCATACTGTGCCATACGAGCGAAGAAGCCATCACAAATGACTGCGCCCATGTTCTCGGCGGTCTTCATAAGGTGTTCTTCTTCACGGGCAGCGGTGGAAGCGGCTAACTTCTCAAGAGAAGTCACCGGATCAACGGCACCGGAATGTGCGGCAATCTTTGTGGTGCTGTTTACCCTGCGGACGGCCGCAAGCATCGCTTCTTCCGACGTTACCGGAAGCGCAGCTGACGCCGTTTTCTCGGTCACACCCGTATCAGCGTCACCTAGGCGACCAAGAATTCGTTCAAAGGCGTTCATTTCAGTCATGAGTATTGTTCTCCGAATCTCAGGTTAATCTTAGGCGGTCTATCTTATTAGTGCAAGTTTCACAATCGAAGATCCTACTTGATTAGCAGCGACTTCGAAGTCAAAGGAGGTACCTAATGTACCACTATCTTCGCTAGCAATGGTAGCAACTTTTAACATTGCAGCTAGCTTTGTAGCCTCTACAGATTGTAGATCGTGAGTTGTTTTGTCAAGCATTCGTCGAGTTAAATAAGTAGTTTCTTCGGATTCTGTAGAGGCGGTACGCACCATCTCTGTCCAGCCTGAAATAGGCTTTCCTTGATCTGTTTGTATAACAGGCCCGCTTAGGTGCACAGGTTGTAATGCTTTCTTTAAACCTAAAGCACCCGTAGCTAAACTACCTAGTCCTGCGGCAATTGCTTTACCTCGTGAGGGCACGCCGCGGCGGTGATAAACCATACCCGCTGTACCGAGTAAAGCACTAGCACCCAACAGGGGCGCTGCTGTAAAAGCTTTGGCTTTTAAGCCGTGTGCGGTCAGAGCGTCATGTGTCTTAGTTATTGCCCCTTGATTAGTAGTATACCTGGCGCCTGTATTGGGATCAGTCCAAGTGTGGACGTCGGTTCTTGGGGCACCTTCGTATATACTGGCGGGTAAAAATTTACGTTTAAAATAATCACCCGAAGTGAGCTGCGGTTTTTGCCCTTCGTATAAGGCGTCCGCTAGCTTCGTATTAAACTTGCCATCATCGAACTGACCTGCGGACACTACGTCATCATAAAAACGGGGATTGTCAGCAAATACCTGTAAAAGTGCGGGATAATGCGCACTGGCTGATTTAATAGTTTTATGATCACACTCGCAGTCCGGTGCGACACGTGACATAAAGTACCGAACTAGCTCTTCAAAACCCAGAGGCATTCCTAAGTCTTCAGTAGTCTTTAGAACGTCTCCAGGTTTGTGGTGTGAGATAATTCGAACAGCATGTATGCTTAGAGGTTTTTTGTGTTTTAATTTATGCGGAAGAACTTCGTCTTTATATCTTTTTAGTAATTTGATGTCGTTAGCTGACAGGCTTGAAGCTGTCCCTTCGACATTACCTTCAATAATTTTTTCGATATCTGCGGCTTTACGTAGCGCAGCAGATTTATGTTTTAAGTTATCTACTTCTTCGCCTAGCTCATAGCTGGAGCGTATCTCATAAGGATGATCATACGCGACTTTTTTGAGCATGTAGCCTGTGCGATCCGCAGGTCTAATAACCCAAGAGCTATCAAAGAAATCGGGACTGGGATTTAATGCTGCTGCTTGTTTACCTGTATGGGAATCAATTCTCCCCATCTCATATTTGAGATGATCACAGTAATCTTGGCGTGTCTTTGCGCGGTTACCACACAGAGTACAAACATCGTACTTTATACGACATCCTAATGACTTGGAAGGATACTCCCCAGCAGCGATCTTCTCTAAAAGATCCGGTGCTTTGCTGTGTTCGAAATCTTCGAGAATCTCCACACGCCGCATGTAGGGATTCCAAAAAG